CATCATATGAATAGCTTCATCTCTGTCAGAACAATGTTGAGCAATAGATAGTCCTGCATACCATAGAGGTTCATCAAGCGTGGCTGCATTGTGTATTATGTTTGCAATCTGTGCACACCCGTTACCCTTCAAACTTTTTATAGCTATAGTTTTAAATTTAGATTGAAAGTTATCTAGCTTCAGTGCTTTTCTTTGCTCACTACTCAAGGGTACTTTAGCGTTTACGATAGCATCTAAATCCGCTATGGTTTCGCTTTCTCCTAATATAGCTTTCCAATCTTCTAAAGTAGATACATCATCATGCCATGTAATAACCTTAGTTGGAGTAGGGGTATTTGTTTTATGATTAAACGTGTCAGGACTACGTAGTATGCGAGCTACATCCGCTGTGACTACAGGGTCTATCGCTAAACCATTGTTTAGACAATAGTCTTTAAACTTCTCTGCGTAGTTCTTCCACTCTTCAGTAGGTATATTTTTATCTATAAACCAATATGCGTGTACACCCGTGCCTGAATCCACAGTAACTGGAGAAGGTAAATTACTAGACTCAACAAATTTATTAAGAGATTCTAACGCTTCTTCTTTACTCTCATAACCTTTGTTATCTCCTACATCTAAGTCTACAAAAAACGAACGAAGATAAGAAGACTGGTCAGCCTTTCTACTATGTCCTTTAAAACTACTCATAGCTACAAACACATTGCTTTTATCTTTCAAAGAATTTACTACTTTTTCTAACTCTTCAATAGTATCTACAAATTTGTGTCGGGTTCTTTTAGTAGTCGGATTAATATCTGCAACGCAATATACTCCCTCCGTAGGCAATGCCTTAGTATAAAATTTATGTATCATATCAAGACTCTTTACTTAAATATAGCTTAGCTTTTTTAATAGAGCTAACAGGTAATGTGCCCTCTTGTAAATCCTCCTTAAGTAAATTTATAAATTTTTGAATCTTAATACAATTTTGTTCTTTAATATAATTTCCTCTAAACCAACCATGTACAGCCATTCTAGAAACACCAAAATATTTTGCTACATAAAGTAGTGGTAGCTTAGCTTCTACACATATCTTTGCTAATTGAATTCCAACTCTATCTTTGTCAGCAGATTCTAGACTTAATAAAAACTTATCACTATAGGGACGAGCCATTGTTATCTCCTTTTTTATTCCATTTATTTACAATACTATCTATGTTTTTTTCTCTCTCAATATCATCTGCAGATGGTTTAACTGGGGAATCAAAAAATGCATCGAACTGAACAGTAGGTCTATCTTCATCTTGCTCAGTTAAAACAACCTTTAAAGTTATAGCACTTTCTGCCTCTCTGCTTTTTGCTTGCTCTTTAAGTATTTTAAGTTCTTCTCCTTCTACTGCAGACACTGGAGAAAACAATAATTTAGGGATAGCAGCGCTTTCATCAAACTGAAGTTTAGTAACTACCATTCCTGCACTTACATTATTATTAGCCAACATTTGAATGTATGGTCTAAAAGGATACCTCCCATTTAACTCTTTCCCAAAACAAGATATAGATGATAGTACTAATTGAATTACATCACCTGATACATCATTAGCTAATACAACTGCAATGCGCCAAGAAAGCTTACATGCTGTGCCAATACCATTTTTACCTGAACCTTTAACGCTATATTTACATTGATAGCAAGATTTAGATTGAGCTACAGGTACTTCTTTATCAGCTATTTTTGAGTCATTAGACCAACAAGTGGGACTTACTATTTTACCCTGTTGATAAGGTTTTTCATAGTAAGTCCTTGAAGGTTGATGAGCCATTTTTACAATAATAACGTTAAGATAAGAATCATTAACTACAGCAACTTCTTCTCCTCTAACTACTTTACGAAACTTATTACCCTGTAAAGAAATTTTAGGAATAGGTTTGTGTAGTTCACCTGAAACAGCAAGTGTATCAAGGTCTAAAGCCATACTAGCTTTGACCCCACTTATTAATGATATTAGAAATATCTTGAGTATTGTCAGGCTTAGGAGCTGACTGTTTGACTGCAGGTTCTTCAAACACTTCTTCAGCTTTTGGTTCTGCTTTAGGAGCAGCCTCTTGCTCAAACCCTACTTCTTCTTCAAACCCAAAGCGTTCAGGACCTGTGCCGCCTTCTACATACTGAATAACTTGGACAGCTCTAAGACGTAACGCTACACCTGCTCCAATCATAGAAGTAAAATAAGGAGCCATAGACCCATTAACTCTAACTTCTGAACCTCCCCAAATGTTACTTTCTATCATAACATTTCCTTTGGCATCGAATATAGCGGGTTTATAAGCGGCTTTAGATTTAAACTTCATAATGATATTACCTGTAGGTTTACCATCATCATCTAACTCTTCGCTATACGGAGGGTTAGCAGTTTTTATATCTTTACCTTTATTTTTCTTAGTTTCTTCTTTAACGTTTTCTGCAAAGACCTGATTAATTTGCTCGATGATTGGAGCAGCGTCTTCTTTGCTTAAAGATAAATTAACTTTATATTCACCTTCTTCGTTAAATTTAGTATCAGGTTTTGATAAGTAAGGATAAAGTGCTATCCCTCTTGGTGTTGTAAAAACATTTGGTGCTTGTGCCATAATTAAATCTCCTATTATTTATTACTTGGTTTACGAACTGTTACTTTGAATTCCCGCATAGTACTAATACCAGGCGGGAGCCCCTCTTCTTCACGACCACTTAAAAACTCTTTGAAATTACCTTGATGTATACGTTGTTGTAATAACTCTATAGCATCATGTTCTTTCACATAGCTTTTAAAATTATCCCAATCACTACACACAAAGTTCTCTCTTGTAGTTTTTATAATAGTCCCACCGACAGTACGAATACTATCAGCGTTTATTTCATTGCACGAATTCAACAAGACTTGCTCAATCTGTGCAAGGTCATTGGCTAGTTCCCTATCTTTCATGTCGTGTTCCCTAGCTAATCTCTCTCTTTCATCTCTTATAGTAAGATATGTTTTCACCATACTATCGAGTTTGACATTCTCATCACTCATTTTCTAGCTCCTCTTTATATAAATCAACTAATGCTGTATGTGCATCTACCTTACCTCGTAGCATCGCATACATTCTTTTTTCAACATCAGAACCTTGTAGGTGAACTACCGTCATCTTGTTCTTTTGTCCTACCCTATCCATCCTAGCAATACACTGTAAGTAAACTTCTACACTCATAACAGGAGACCAAAACACAACTACATTGGCTCTAGTTAGCGTAACTCCGTGAGAAGCAGACTGAGGTTGTATTACAAGAACACGAGGTTCATCAGATGTTTGAAATCTATTTATAATGTCAGCTCTTTTTGTAGCTGTAACATCCCCATTAATTACTTCATTAGATATTTTATTTGCTGTTAAGTATTCGGATACCATGGTAATAGTGTGACGGTAAGGTACGAATATAATAATTTTATGTTCTGTCTCTTCAATAGTTTCCATTAAAACATTTAACCTAGGAGCTACATCAAACTCCATAATCTTTTTATCATCGGTATATACTGCACCTCCTGATATTTGTAATAGTTTATTAAGTCCCGCTGCGGCATTAACAGCTGTTATAGATTCACCAGACATTTCTATCAGCATTTGATTTTTTAACTCTTTATAATATTTAGTAGCTTGAGCTGTCAAAGGTATAAATCTAGTTTGGTACATTACATCAGGTAAATCTAAACACTCATCTTTAGCAAATCTAATAGCGGGTTGCAAAGCTTTAAATACATCTTGTTTAGAGTTCGGTCTAGGTATCCATCTAAATCTAGATACTTGGTGCATTACTTTATCTCGCCATGCATTTTTAAATTTAGGTACGCGCTCAGGGCATACAAGCTTAGCTAGACCATAAGCATCTTCAGGGGACTGAGATGCAGGAGTTCCAGTCAACATCCACAAACGAGTATCAGAAGTAATAATTTTCTTTAAGGTTTTCCATCGAGTAGTAGAGGTAGATTTATATGCATTACATTCATCTACAACTATTAAGTCAAAGTTAGCTGATTTAATCTCTGAAGCAATTACTCCCACGCCATCGTAGTTTATAATTACAAACTCATACTCACCTTCAACTATTTTTTTACGCTTAGTCGCTGTACCATGACACACCGCAGAAGTTCTATGCATGCAAGTATTAAACACATCTCCTTGCCAAGCTGAGTACATAATTGAAAGAGGGCAAATAATTAAAACTCTTTTTATAAGTCCAAGTTCCATAAGATAATCAGCAGACCAAAGCACTGAAGATGTTTTACCTGTACCTGCTTCATTAAAACAAAAAGCTTTTTTATTTATACTTAAAAATTCAGAAGTAATTCTTTGGTGAGAAAAAGGAGTATATAAACCTTTCCAATCATAATCTTTTACAATAGGAGATGGTAGGTTATCACGAAATCTAATTAACTCATTGAGCTGAGTAACTTCTTCAATACCCCAATATACTACTATATTAGATACATTACCCTCTCTATTTATTAATTCTGTTTTATCTATTCGGTCTAGAATTAAATCTGCTGTCTCATTTCTTAAAGTTAATTTAATAGCAGTGTTATCTATTAGCTCCATTTACACATCTTTCATTTCGTAATCAGGATATGTAGTATAAATCAGCTATATAAGAAAGTCAACTACTAATTTACTTTGTTTTTTTCTTTCTTTCTCTCTTACTTGTTTCAGAAACTAATTTTCTAGAAGAACTTCTTTTGAATGAACGGTTTTTAGATTTAGACTGAATAGTCACACCGTGTTTATTTTTACCACCTTTAGATAGAGCTTTTCTGTGCGACACATCTTTACCTTCTCGCTTGTCTGCCTTACCATTTTTGTTTGCATCTTTACCTGTCTTATCTATTTTACGACGAGCACGTTGTCTTTCCATACGACGTTCATGTTCAGACTTACGAGCTTTTTGTTGCTTGTATTCTTTTTTATAAGGTCTAGGTTTATTTTTGTAGGGCATTTCTTGCTACCTTTTTACACCATTTAATAAAATCAGCTACAGTTAAGTTATGTCTAAACGAGTTCACAGCTCTACAAACCAACTGAACATTTTCTATATTATACTCCCCTCCAGCAATTATTCTATCTATACTTGCGTTAGTTTTTATATATATTCCTCTTACTTTCTTGCAAGTTAGCTTTTCACCTGACAACGCACATTTTCCATTTTGTCTATATAAAAGTTCAACTAACTCTTCAGCAGTAAGGTCACCTTTTTTCTTTGATAACAAATGTTTAAAATATAAATTCCAATTACCTGATAGTCTTATATATTTTTTATTTGCTTTATTAATTTTTCCACACTGAGCTGAACAACATAAGTATTTAGGATGGTGAGTTATAAACTCTTTACTACATACTATGCAATTTACCTCCACTTTCTAGGTTTCCAATGTTCACAACTATCAACTGAACACCATCCACATAAGGGAGTAGGGTTTGTTTCCCATACATCATTATCATAAGAATATTCTAATCTTTTTAAAGGTTGTTCAAACATAGCCCAAGATTTATCCATATCTTTTCTGTGGTATTCTTCATTAACAAAACTATTTTTCATAATAAAAATTAGTCCTGCTTTTATTTTTTGTACATCAGGGAAATGACAAAAGGTCATCAATGCCATAAGACGTAACTGTTTAGGGTCAGGATATTTATTACTGCCTGTTTTATAATCTATAATGTGAGCATTCATTCCATCAACAATTAATAAATCTGCTATTCCTCTTACCCATCTGTCTTCGTTATCAAACGCACATGGTTCTTTTCCATGAGTAAGAGCCATTTCAAATTCAGGATACTTATCACCAGGAATACTAATTAACGCATCTACAATAGGTTTAAATCTTTGATAGTTCTTAGCAAGTTCTACTCCTTCTTTTACATAATTTTCTAATGCAGTATGAACCTCTTTACCATACATCATAGCTTCATTTTCTTTTACTATGTAATTTTTGGCTACCCGTATTTCATAATATTGTTTAGGGCAGTTTTGATATTGTTTGAGTGATGAGTAACTCCACGTAAAATCAGCCACTATCTTCCTTGCCCACGGTATTTTTTAAAACATCTTCTAACATGTTTATTCATGGTAGAAGTCTTACATACTCTTCCTCCTTGACTCGTTCGTTTGTGAACAGGTTCTCTTACTTGTTCCGTTTGCTTTATTTTAGCCATCACAGTTCCTTCTAAACTTACACATAGCATGAGTGTCACGATACCGAATTGTATTGTTTTTCATATCTATATTTTTAATTATTGTATCTTTCGGTAAATAAATGTATTCTTGAAGCATACATTTTGAAGCTCTTGCATCAGGTCGATGTAGAGTCATCCACAAGTGAGCAACATCACAATTAGAAAAGTTACCTTGATATTCCCACTCATCTATAATAGGGTTGGTACTTATAATTAATACAAAAGCAAATTCAATCATTACCAAAATACCTCCAAGTCACCATTACGTTTAATAATATGTCCTTGTAATGTAATTCTATACTCATTAGGAATATATTTTTTAATGCCCGCTATCCTATGTGCATCTAATCCTGAGTGTAATATAATGCTTCCTTCAGTATATGGTATGTAGCTTATCACACCTTTTTCATCTAGCCAATCCATTCCACCACCTGATGTAGGTAATTGAATTGCAACAGTAAATGCACTTATCCCCTCATCTTTTAGTCCTAATGTTTGATGAGGATAATCCATGTGCCAATTACCTGCAATAGATAAAAATTTCTCTGACGATGGGAATATGTGAAAGCCTGGGATAGATAATTCATGTGCTAAAAAAGTAGGAGTATTATATTGTATTTCTAACCATTTAGTAATAGCTTCATATAAATCTCCAAACTCTCCCATAAATATATCATTCTGCCATGCAGAATCTTTATAGTATGCGTCAGTCTTTCCGTCAAGATAAGCACATCTGCCTAACGTATAAAAGGGAAACTCATTAGACCTACTAATCCATAATTCTCTAAGAGCAAGAACTTTATTAGCTATCTCATGAGTATCAATATCTAATGTATCTTCAACAGTCTCCATAGTTATCTGCATAACCCCCTTCACAAGTTATAGGTAAGTCTTTGCCCCACGTAGGAGGAACTGACATTTTTTCTATCATGAAGTCTAAAGCTTTTTGTGCTTCTTCTTTTTTTGCTACACATACTACTGCATCATGCACAGTAAGTATCGGTTTATATTGTTCACTTATTGCTATCATCTGTTCACCAATAACTATTCTAGCTAATGCTTGTACGACATTTTCTACTACTGAACCCCCCCAAATACCTATTTTTCCATTTCTTGACCTATAAACGAACTCACTGCGAGGTCCTGACACGTCTTTCTCAAGCTCAGGGTACCTTAGGTATAGCCCATTTGGTAATTGAATTCCTTCAGAATTAACTAACAAACATTTATTCTCACCTAAATAGTAAGGCTCTTTATCGTTTGACCACACTGCTAAGTCTTCTAACACACGGTCCGCTGCGCTCCATAAATCTATCACTTGATGATTTAATTGACGATATACTTTTACTAAATTCTGGCACTCTAAATCTGAAAGCTTAGCACTAGGTGGTTGAGTTTCTAAAGTATGTTGTAGTTTGCTCCACCCTGTGCCATATCCTAAACCTAATATGCAAGTCTTACCAACAAATCGTTCTGTTTTATTTCGTTTGTCTATTTTTTTGTTATACACTTTTGATGCGAAGTTAGAATATACATCTTCCCCTTTTCTAAATTGTTCTACCACATCATCTTGCCCCGCAAGCCACACTAATATACGAGCCTCGATTTGCGATGAGTCTACATTTAATATCACGTGGTCATCAGGTGGAAGTATGGCATTCTTTAAAGCTTTCTTTTTGATGTCGCGGGAGGGTAGGTTTTGAAAATTAACTTTATCTGAGCCACTCCATCTTCCTGTATGTGCTCCGTAATATTTAAGTGGGATAGGTAACATGCCCCTATTTCTAGCACCAATGTCAATAAATCTTTCTATACGAGATTCTTCTATGGTTGATTTAGTTCCTAATCTAACTGAACACAATTCTTGTATAAACGAGTTTTCATGTTCACACAATGCTATAAAACCTAAATCATTTTTAGCTAAAGCATAAGTTTCTTTTTCAGTGGTAGGAGATATTTTTAAGGGTACTTCTATATCATGTTCTTCTAACAACTCTGCAAATTGTTTATTACTTGCTAATTTTTTGCGTACACATTCTTCGTCTTCACAGTTTAATCTTGTCATTAAACTAGATAATAGCTTTTGTTTTTCTTCTTTTACTTCGTCTAACCTACTAATTAATAATCCATCATCAACACTCAAAGTAGGTTGAATAAACATTCTAAGTGTTATATCTATAAGTTTAAGCTCAGGGTAGGGAAATGATTTTACTAGAATTTTAAATAATTTAGCCGTAAGCTCTACATCATTTTTACAATACTCACCGTACCTATGTAGCTCATGAGGTTGAAAGTCTTCTAATCGTTTACCTTTAGCATCCAGAACCTCTGTACCTTTCTTCCCTAAATTATATCTTTCAGCAAGAGCTGATAGACTACCACCGGCACTGATACCATGAAATGCTCGCGCCATTGATAAAGTATCAATATATACTTCAGGAATTATATTAAATACCCATGCAAGTATAGTCCCGTCAAACTGCATATTATGTGCAACTAATCCGCACTCATGTATTTTATATTTATCTAAAACTTCTTTTAGTTCTTCATGAGTTCCTGAGTACCATTTAGTAGAACAATCATCTACTTTAATGGCAAACCCAATCACCTGAAACTGTCCGTCCCTAATATAATGTTCAGTAGTATATTTTTTTAATCCATACCCAACATCATAAAAAGTTTCAAAGTCAATCGTTATTATGTGTTTTATTTTTCCTCTCCTTTTTACAATATCCTTTGATATTAAATATTCCCAACTCACTCTCCATACCACAATACCATTTACCACTATCATTTATCTTTGCATCTTTACCACATACGCAACAGACTGCGGGACCGACTCTATTGTCTTCTTTAATTATTTTCATAGTTTGTTCGCATATAATATTTGCTCATCTCGACATTCGGCTGAACACCATCGTCTCTTGTCTACTATAGGCTTGCCACACCAAATACACTTGCCTGTATTGTTTTCTTCAATAGATGTGTCTACGCTTTTTAAAGTAGCATCTAATTGCTTTTGCACTTCATCGTTAGCCACGTCTATTTCATCGCTCATACCATATGACCTTTAGCCCACGGACTTCTTTTTATTCTTTGTTTTGCAGTAATTGGTTCAGGTAATATAACCCCCCATTTTTCTAGTACTGAAATAGCTACCCCTGCATAATTTGCTACTTTGTTTCTTGTAGTATTAGGTTTTCTATTCATATAGTCTTTAGCCCTATCTATAATTTTTTGTTTCTCTTCTTCAGTGTAAGCCACTTTTGGCATTTCCTTTCCTTTCGTTTAAAGATATTCAGCATGTTGTATGCGTATAAACCCAATAGTTAATAAAAAATAATTTACTGAAAATTTTCCATCAGTAGTTTCAATAGTTCCTTCGTACAGTTCCATGCCTAATCCAAACCCACAGTAAACATAAATTGACCACATAATTTTAGCGCCTGCCCCCGATACCAGTTCTCATATTAGTCCTCACAGTTTCCCCCCACACAATACTTACCATTAAGAATTTCATCAGCAAGGTCATCACTCACCAGTTTACGTTCAGTCTCATCTATTTGTTTCTCAATGTTTTCTACTTCACCACTCTTGAGTAATATATCAATCTCATCAATAATATTCTCGGCATCTGTTACATGAGTGTCTCCAATGCTATGCTCATTAAGAAATTGTACGTGGTCTTTTAATAAACTTTTAACTCGTCTAAACAAATCTTTGCTCATACTAATCCTCCTTTTCTATTTTACGTTTAGCATACCAAATCATTTTGCTTAAGTCTTGTTTAAGATTACCTTTGTGTTTACATCTTAAAAGGTATTTACCGCACTGCCATAACAATGGGTCATCACCAAAGAATTCTTCTAATATATCTATGGTCTCCCATTTGTGTTTTGTATAGTGGGTTGGGTGGTTTACTAAGTCTTGTTCGGAATCCTGACATTTTGTCAGGGTCTTGTTCGATGCCATACTAACCTTTACATTATTTACCAGTGATTAAACACTCTAACATGTCTACATTGGTCTCGTCAATAAGTAAAGCCTTACCTTTTGCAATACTTATATCTCGTAAATGTTTTTGTTGTAAGGTGGTGGGAGTATTTCCATTAGCTTTGCATTCAATACCAAAAAACTTTCCTTGCCAACAAGCAATGATGTCAGGCACACCTGATGCACCATATCCCCCTGTTGCGGGAGAGCAGTGGTATGCACCTAGTTTATCAAGAATTCTTTTTACTTTGGTTTTTACTTTTTTCTCGGGTGTCAATTCTTTCGCCTTGCAATTCATTATAATCTTCAGTATCTAATACTACCACATACCAATTATCATCTATCTTCCAACATAGCTCATCGTCTCCCCCATCAGGAGGACATGTAAATAATGATGCTTTAGTAAAAGATAATTGACCTGAATGTTTATCAGATGCAAGGCAGTTAGCTATGGTTATTTTGGCGGCGACATACAAGGGGAGTGTGGCTAGAGTATATATTCTACGATAGTTTTTAGCTAGGTAAACTATATACTCGTCACCATTCTTTTTATAAACAGGCACTCTAATTTTATCAGTTACATTAAAGTGTGGTATAGGTTCTAAGTTATCAGTCAGCATCTAAAATCATTATATGAGAGTGGGTTTTTAAATCAATATAGTTATCAGATTCAGAATAACATACTATACCTAGTCCGTCATCATAATGGGCAACATCACTGCTCCACCCTCTATCATATCCAACATGATATTTTGAGCCAATTAATTCATGAGGATTATCTTTGGAGAATAACTCTGTCTTACAAGAGTTCCACATAGCTAATCTAGGTTTTAACAACTTCCCATATTTAGAATTATCAATATCATCTCTTATTACTTCAAAATCCTGAATAGTAGTATTACAAAACTTTGCGTTATCTAATTTTAACTTTCGCAAATTATAAATATTAGGTATAGATTTTGTGTAACTTAATACATAAATAGGTTTATCACACATACTATTGTAAACAGATTTTGTCTCATCTATCTTTGTATTTAGTTCTTTATATCTACAATAAACTTTATTGATTCGTTCCATCAAAGTTTTATCTATGGGAGATTTATTTATTGCATGATAGACAAGAGCCTCTGCTTCTGTTCTTGAAATATCTCTTGCTACATCATCTTTATCACGTTTATACCTATCAGGATTAGCTATACTTCTTAACATATTATCTAAATGGGATTTACTCAAATGTTCATCATAGATAGAATTTCTATAACCAGTATCAAGGTCACCATCAAGAGTAGAGTCAAATTGTTTTGATGCTCTGTTAACAACTGTGCTTAGTTTCTTTGATTGCACAAAATTATTTTTACCTTTACCAAATTGTACGTTGGTATAAACATATTGATAACATTCATATCTTTGACTATATCTTGCAGATGCCCAGCCCACCGCAACTCCATCACGAGATAATATAAATGCTATTATACCTCTCCCTTTGACAGATTCTTTTCTAACATGTTCTAGTGCTATCTTAGTATTTTGAATAGGTACAGATAGTTTTATATCATCATAATTATATTTAGCATGGTTTACACCTAACACCTGTAAATTAAATCTATGACACATCTCCCCCGCCAACTCTCGTGCCATTTTCATTATAGGTACATTTAACTCAGGATTGGGTGGTCTATTATAAAACCATTCTTTCACTACATTATTACTCTCATCAAACAATAGTTTTTTGCTCATCTTCACTCTCCCTTTACTTCTTCAAGTTCAAATTCGCGAGGTAATTCTTCTGCCCCACTCTCTCTATCTTTATTATGTTGCTCAAGCCACTTCTC